GATTGAGACCGCGTAGGACACCGACGAGGCAATTTGATTTCCAACGATGTAATCGCTCGCGCCCGTGCGGCGGTAGAGGACATCGAGAGCGACCGCGCCGGATGGCAGAGGTGGAGCGGTCAGCGAGACGCGCGCAAATGAACCGCCGTCGCTCGACAGATAGACCGTCGTGCTGATGAGGGTTGGCGCGTTGGGCGTGCTTGGCGCGGTCGGGTCGATAGGCCCAGCGGTGATGACCGATGGCGTGGCCTGCACGTAGTTGGTAAACCCTGACACGTTCTCAACCGTGTCGTAAGCGTTGAGCCAATAATAATACGTCGTCCCGATGTCCACCTCTGTGTCTACGAAGCGCGATGCGCGGACTTCGGCGATCTTGCTCGTGTTGGCGTTTGCTGGCGTGACTGCCGTGGTCTTCCGGTAAATGCCGTATTCCGAAAAGTCGGGCTCGGTGTTGTCGTTCCAGTCGAGCGAGACCGCGCGGCCCGTGCCGACTACGGCGGTGAGGCCGGTGGGCGTTACAGGGGCGGTGGTGTCCTTGGCGACGCCTGTTTGCGCCGTGAGGTAGCTTGTCGAGACGCCGAAATAAGACTCGCCGTAAATGCGCACGTCGTAGGTCAGCCCGATCTTCACGTCGCTCGAAATGAAGTCGCGCGTCTGGTCCCCTGCGACGCGGCTCCATGTGAGATAAGTCGCTGACGTGCTTTCCTTGTATTCGATTCCAACTACGCCGCCCGATTGGATGAACGCGCTGGCGGGCGCGGTCCACGCCACGAGGATGCGCGGCAGCGCCGTGCCGTCGGCTTGGATGAGTTGCGTCGTGCCGTTGGCTGTGAGCGTGAGGCCGCTCGGAGCCGCGAGCGTGAACGGATCTGGCAGCGTCGTGTTGAGCGCGCCAGCCGTGTAGATTTCATCCGTGACGTTCCACGAATAGACCGACGAGTCGGTCTCGCGCAGCGTCATGTCCACGAATACCTCGGGAGGATTGCCGCCGCTCGCGAAGTTCCACTCCATGACCTCGAAGACCTTGGAGGAAAACCCGAGCTTCGCATTGGTAATCATCACCGTATCGCCCGCGCGAACCTGCATCGCCTCGAGTCGGAAGCGCGCCGACATCGTGATTTCTTCGCGAGCGCGGCGAAGCTCGATGACCGCGAGACGCTGCGCGCAAGACGAGGAAGTCGTGAACGGCAGCACCACGTCTCGGAAAAAAACGACGCCATTGTCGTCGGAGACATAGGCGGCATCCGTGATCGTCGGGAAGTCCGTCACCTGCCAGTTGTTGATTTCGCTCAGGTAAACGCCCTTCACCGAGTTCACGCGGTCGCGTGCGCTCGTGCGCGTCTGCACGCTGATCGGCCCCACGAAATGCTTCTCGCTGAACGTCACCGTTGGGATGCGATAGGCGGCAGCGTAAGGCGCGATCTTGCCGCCGGTGTAGGCGATCAGTCCGCCCATCGCCGAAAGCAGTTTGCCGATGTTCTCATCGGGCGACGCGCTGGTCGAGACGACGCCGTTCGCCTCGTATCGGTTTTCCTCGGTCGGCGTTGGCGTCGTCACCGGCTTTATCTCGACGTTCTCGTCGCAGATGTTTGCCGCCGCCCCAAACGCCGTGTCGTCCATCTCCGCAGTCGTCATCCCCATGCCGAGCGAGTTCGTGAGGTAGTCGCGCAAGCAGAGCGCGGCGTTGGCTGAATAAACAGTCTGAGAGTTGCGCGGGTCGAAGACCTTTCTGCCGCGCACGACGGCGCTGATGTTTGGGATGCCGCTCGGGTATTTCTCCGCGTCCCATGTCAGGCGGACGTAGAGGTAGGCGATGCCAGAGAGCTTGTGATCTGATGTCCATTTGCCGTCCGTGAGATTGACGGTGGCGGCGATCAAATCCGCGTCCGCTGTGTCGTTTGGCACTCCGCGCTTTTTATTAATGAGCGCGACGCCCGAGTAAAATCCGGTCGGCTGATTCCCTGACAATGGCACCTCTTCATCGTTGAAATAAATCTCGTCGATTGCCTCGACCTCGTGGCCGGCCAGAGCGACGACGAGGTGGAGGTATTCGTTCTTCGTGCCCGTCGTCGAAATGTAAACGATGGTCCCGCTGACGCGGCAGCGACCGTAAATTATTGACCGCGCCGCGATCGGAGAACGCACCATCTGGCCGCGCTCCGAGAGCGACGAGTCGGAGAAGCTCGGCATCTTGGGCGCGAGCAGTTTCGACGCGGCCATTGATGCTGCGGTGACGGCGATGAATTGCACCGTGGCCGCGACCATCGCCAGAGCCTGCGACGTAATGTAAAACCCAGCCGCCTTGAACGCGGAAGCGATAGCGGATGCGATCAATACTTGTGGCATGGTTAAAATCTCCAGACTCTAGCGTTTGGGAATGTCACGAATTGCAGTCCATCGCGAGCGAGGAAAGCCGCGACGCTGCCGATGCAGATGCCCAGCGCGACGCCGTCGCCGCCGTCCTGCGCCACGAGATCGCCGCGACGAGCAAGCGCGGTGGCGATCTTCATTCCTCCAGCTTCATCGACGAGGCGCTCGATTCCGCCGCCTCGATTGAGTGCTCGATGCGCCGAGAGCGCGCTTGCGTATTGCCCGCGCCATTGCGCTGCGATGTCGCGGCCGGTTGCGATCTGCACCCAGTCCGCCGCGAAGAGACAGCAATCATTCGAGCCCCACGCAAAAGCCTCGTGGCGCTTGCGCTCGATGTAAGCCGTGAGCAGGTCCGGCCAGTTATTGCAGCGGGTAGCCATGTTCATTCGTAGCCGGTGCGCTCGCTCTCACCGCCGCCTTCGTTCACCGGCGCGACGAGCTTTGCGTTGCCCCAGTAGATTTGCTTTTCCTGAATCGCCGTGACGAACTCTAGCCCCTTGTCGGACGGGAATAGGTTCTTCTGCTCTTGGTCGGTGTAGCGCACTTCACGCGGGCGGCGGAAGTCCACGAGCTTGTTCTCGGCGCTCATGCCAATCGTAGCGTTTTGCCCGTCGTCGTTGATGCTCATCACGTCCATGCGCCCAGAGAAGATCGTGACCGGCGACGACACCAGTGCACCGCTGGCTTCAAGCGCGCCAAAAAGAACCGAGCACTCCCTGCCCTGATAATTTTCGGTGAGCGCAACGGCCAGCATCGCCGTGGGAACGCCCGAGAGCTGCATGGAAATGCCGCGCGCCGCGAGGTCCGTCGTCTCCTCAACCGGCGAGATTGAGCCGAGCGTGCCGATTCCAAGATACGCCGTGCTTCCGACCGTGATCGTGCCGTAGCCGGTCCAGATGTGCACCGGCGTCGCGAAGGATAGCGAAGCGAGCAGAATCGGCGAAAGCTGCGATGCGCTCACCTCCGTCACCATGTCGTTTGTGAGTCCGCGTCCTGCTGTGGTTATGCTCATGACTCGACGTCCTCGACGATTGAAAAGCTGATGCCGTAAACGCTCGCCAGTTCTATCGACCACTCCGTCGTCGGCTGCGCAAGGCGGAAGACGCCTTTTGCCCGAGCGCCAGTCGTTAGACCGTAAACGATCGCCGTGCTTCCTGCGTAGCTTTTGCGGAGAGCGGGGAAAAGATCAACGGTGCCCACTCCGTTTGCTTGCACGACCTTGTAGTATGACGTGCTGATTTGCAGCCAGTCGCCGACGGCGAACTGCGTGCTGTTGGTCGTTCCGTTGTAAGTCAGCGTCGTTCCGTTAGCGGTCGCCGTCGCAACGGTCAGCGTGCCAGTAATTGAGCCACGCGGCAGCGGGTTCGCGTAGTCTTGAAAGTTGAACGTGCCGCGCTGCGCCGACAGCAAGAAGGCGATCATCGTCTCGGCATCCGCGCGAGTCATCGGCGGGCAATCAACCGAGCCGAGCCACGCTTGGCCTGCGTGGTTGTATTGCTGCGTCTGCAAGGTGAAGGGCGACGTGTTGCGCGACACCGCCGAGACGCCCGTGAGCGACAAGCGCGAGAGGTAGAACGGATCAGGCGGCGTGAGTGGATAGGTGATGGCCATGACGATTAGGCGAAGGCTGCGCGGTATCCGCCGCCGCGTCGGACCATGTCGGGAATCTCGGCCTTGAGCCGCCGCCGCTCTTGTTCAAGGATTGGCACCAGCTCGGCGCGCGAGACGCCTGCGGCGATGTTGTAGTTGACCGTGACGCCGCCCGAGCCCCCGCCGCTGCTGCTCATTGCGCCGTTCGGCACGATGCTGCCCGAGGAGCGTGGAACGAAGAGCTCTGGACCTTCTTCCCCGACGACGTAGGCACCGCCTGCGTTTACGGGTCCGCCCTCGGCACGCATCCCTGACAAGATCGTCCCGATTCCCTTCGCGAGAGGCTGCGTTATCATGTTGCTGAAGACGAGGCGCACTAAGTCCTGTCCGATTGCGCGAAGCACCTCGCTTAGTTTTTGCCCGCTCAAAATTGCGTCCTCAAATCCGGTGGCGAGAATCTGGCCAGCGTCGTCGAAGAGTCGGTTTTGCTCCTTCATGAGCGCGTTGATTTTTTCCTCACGCGCTTGGATTCTCGGGAGGAGTTCCAAAAGCTGCTCTTTTGTCCTAATTTGAATCTGCATATTTTCTTCCGGAACGTCTCGATTCAAACCGAACGCCTCGCGCCCTCCTAGTAATGCGCTGACCCGCTCCTGATCTGCTTGAAGGTTTGAGCGCAACTGTTGAATGGTCGCAACAGATGTTTGGCTTTGAACGACCCCCAGTTGATCGGTTACTTTCTTGAGTTTATCCGCCTCTGCTACTTCGTCTTTTCTCAAGTCATTGAGAACTTTCTGAACCTCGATTTCTTTTTTCGCGGTGGCCACTGGGTCGCCTTGCCCGCGCATCGCGTCAAGTTCTGCACCAAGCGTGATAGCGAGATTCTTTTTTGCCGCAGTTAGTTGCTCCTGTGACATTCCTATCTGGTCGAAGTCTTTTTTCAATTCGGCCAGAGTTGCGCCAGATGCCTCAATCTCTTTCTTGAATCTCACCAATTTCAGGTCGTCGAGCTTTTGCCTGATTTCATCTTTGGTAAGCGGGCTGAAAGCGTTTCCCATGCTGATGCCGACCTGCGCCAGAGCCAGCGGCAGCTTCATGAAAAAGTTGAGCGTTCCCTCGACGAGATTCTGCATCTCCATCGCGGCGACGATTTGCTCGTCGCTGAATCCCACTTCTTCGCCAGCCGTCGCGACCTTGTCCAGCCGCTGCTTCATCATGTTCAGCGCGCCCATCACGGCCTCGCCACCGAACGCCAGCTTGGTGATCTTGGAAAGCCCTTGCGTCGATTTCTCCAGCTTGCCGAGCGAGTTCTGCACCGCCGCAAACGCCGCCTTAGTCGCATCGACCGCTTTAAGTGTGAATGATGCTTCAGCCATGGTGCTTCAGTTTCCGGTTTTGATGTTCGATGTATGCGATCCAGCCGTTGAGTTCCTGCGCTGGCATGGCGAGCACTTCGCTTGCGAATTTGCCGAGACGGTCCGCGAGAGCATACACGGCGAGGAAGTCGGCAGCTTCTCCGCCGTGAATCAGTTTTTTAAGTCGTCAGGCCTCGGCCCGTTTTCGGCCAGAATGGCGTTGGCGATGCGGCCCACGACGTTGCTGTCGGCCTTGTTCAACAGCGTCGGCTTGTGCTCGATGGTGAACAGCTTCGCGCCGTGCTCGTCCGTGGCTTTCATTATCAAGATGTCCACAAGCAGCTCCATGTCGTTCTCCTTGCTGCGCCGATAAAGCCGGTTCTTTTCGCCGAGCGTGACCGGCGATGCGTGGACGACGAGCTTCCATTCGGGCACGTCGATCTTGCGCGTGCCGAGTGATGCGAAATGTTCCCTGACGAGGTCGATTGCTTCCATGTGTTGTGTGTGTTTTGCTACTGAGAAATTAGGAGGCCGTCAGCGTGCTGAGGGCGCCGTTGCCCTCGAAGGCGATGGAGCCCTCGACGATGCCGTCGAACGATGCCGAGACGTCGAATTTCGTCACGATGGCCGCGCCAGAATAGTATCGGTCTCCGGTGTCCGCGCCCTCTGGGTAAAGGTTGAGCGTGACCGAGCTTCCGATGGTAATCAGAAGTTGGCCGGCGTCGGTCTCGTCCCAGTAAAGATCGCCCGAGACGCTGAAGGTTTTCATCGTCGCAAGACGCGTGCGGTAGGTGTCGCCGATGACGGAATCCTCGACGGTGTCCGACGAGTGGCTGAGAGCGTAGTTGCGCAACTCGCCGATTGCAGTGGTGGAGATTTTGACGAGACCTTCTCGCCCGAGGTGATTTGCCATGTTAGTCGGTGGTTAAATAAATGCAGTTGAACGTATGCCGAGCCGTGCCGAAGCGCCTGTCCTCGTCTGGCTCGATCACATAGTCGACACTCGTCAAATGAAGGTCGCGGCATTGCCCCCCGAGCGTCACGTCGGCGAGAACTGCGGCCTCCACCGCCGCGCTGCCGGTGTCGAAAAGGTCATCGATTAAATACGTCCCGCTCTCGACGGTGAAGTAATCGACGATGAGTTGCAGCTGCCGGTATTGCGTGCGGTTGCTCGGCCCGAGCGTGCGCACCTCAATCTGCTCGCTGACCGCATAAACGGCGGCGGCTGGAAACGAGATGCTTGCGATGGTGTTATTGCGCCCACGAAGGATGTTCGCGGTCGGCACGACGAGCGCGCCGGTGAGAGCGTTGGCCGTCGCGGTGCGGATGTTGGTGCGTGTGCTCATGCGGCTGCTGTTTTGATTGGCATTGCTCCGCCGACGCGGGTGAAGCCGAGATTGACGGCACGGTTGGCGAGGATGGCGGCGACTTTCTTCGCGGTCGTTCTGACGCGTGAATTGATGGCCGCGTCGATCATGCGTTGGTAGTTTGGAATCTTCACGTTGTGCGCCGTGGCCTTGATAAACGGTTGCGGCCCGAAGCTCGATTGTACCGAGCCGAAGCGGATGTTTCCGCCTGCCTGAGCCTTGAGCTTGTCGCTGAATTTCTTGTAGCGAGCGCCGGTAACTTTTGCCGATGAGTTCCATCCGCTGACTGTCCAGCCCACGCGGTCCTCCATGATTGATCTGACTCGGCGGAAGTCGGAACCGAACGCGAGAACTCGCGGCTTGCCCTTTATCCTGCGCCACGGCGTCTGCTGCTCCTTCTTGTATTTCCGAATCGCGTCTTCGTTTTCAAGCAACGGCCTGCCGTAATAGTGCGTCAGGTTCGGATTGCGGAAAAGCGCGCGCAGCTTCTCCACGTCGCGGTTGCGGACATATCTCGCCATCGACTTGTAGAATCCGCCCTTCGTCGCCTTCGCTTGCAGGTCTTCGAAAACCAACGGTTCCGCGAGCCTGCTGAAGTCCGCGCGCACCGCGTTCGCGCCCTGCTGCTTGCTCTTGGGCGGCGTGAATTTCACGATGGTCTGAATCGCGTATTTCGCCTCCTCCTTGATGACCAGCCCGAGGTCCACCTTTGCCGCGTTGGCAAGACGCGCGAGCTGATACTCTAGCCGCGAAAAACTGGTTTCGATGTCGATCATATCGCCTTCGCCACTTCAATTTCACAGCCCGCGCCCTCTGCGTCCAAGGTCACGCGTTCGATGAAATAGGTGATGCTCGCCCGAGAAAGCGTCTGGGTGACCTGCGGCGTGGCGCTCACGCTCGACGTGAGTAGAAACACCGTGAACTTGCTGTCGGTTCGGCGCTGGTCCTCAAACTCCGAGAACGCATCACGCGAGGACGACCAGATGCCCGTGACGCTCACGCCTTGATAAGTGAACGAGATGCCAGCCTGCGCCAGTATCGCCGAGAAATCGGAATTGATCTGCGTCGGGTCGAAGTCTCGCACGGCTGCCATACCTATGTCGCGCCTGTAAAATAAAACCGCGCGTGCAGCTCTGGCCGGTTCGCGAGGAGCCACGGCTCCGCGTCCTCGTAGCACCGCTGTGCGTCCTGCCCGCAGGTCTGCGAGCCGACGTGGTGAACGTAGGCCCGCGAGATGAAATGCCGCCGCTTCATGTCGAGGCATTGCACGTCGTCCGAAAACCAATTTATCGGCGGGAAATCCACCCACGCGTCGCGGTGAATCCACGCGCAAATCGGCGCGATGACCGGCGTCTCGACGATGTGCCGCTCCGACTGGTAGCGCAGGAAGTCGATTTTCCCGCGCCCGCTGCGCACGTTCTGCTCGCCGCGCGCGTAGTCCGAGCGCGTCGCGACATAGCCGAGATCGGGCACGACCTTGCGCAGATGCGCTACATCCGCGAGGAGCACCGCCCACGTCGTCGGCGTGAACACGATGTCGTCGTTGCAAATCAAAATCTCGTCGTGCCGCTTGAACGCTTCGCGCGCCGCGAAGTTGTAGGCGTCGCCGAAGTTCTTCCCGACCTTGTGATGCACATACCTCTCCACGTCCTGCGGGACGTAGGCGTTGAGCGAAGCCGTCATCACGTCGAGGCAGGCGCCGTTGACCGTGCAGACGATAATCGCGGGCGTGCTCATGGCTTCTTGGCCCCGAGGATTTCCTTGATGTTCTCCGCGTCGATCAGCGTCACGCCGCTTGCCAGCACGAGCTTGTCCCAGTCGTGCGGCGGCACCATGCCGTCCTCGATGTGCACCGAGATCATGGCACGCTCTACGGCTCGCGGTTGTCCCACGTCGTGGATGAACTGCTTGGCCATCGCCATCGTCTCCTTGTCGTCGGGGCGCACGAGAAAGACGTGCTCGATGGTTTCCGGTTGCGCTGACGTCCCCAGCCACGCCTCGCGGAAGGAGACGGAGCGCGTCGAGTCTCCGAGGGTTTTCTGCGTGAGCCGAATCGCGGGTTTTTCGTGCTTGTGAAAAGCCCACTGAAGCCCGTCCGCTTTTCTCGGCTGGTCCGCGAGCCGGTAGGACCGCGCAGCGAGATCGAGACCGGCCCAGCCATACCACTTGACCTCGTGCGTCCACGGTCGGTCTTTTTCCTTGGGCTCGGGTAGCGACATCATCCGCTCCGCCCAGAAGCTCGCGCGCCTGCCGTCGTTGCGCTCGAACGCCAGCATGATGACGGAGGCGATGGCCTCGCGGCACCACGGGAAAACCCCGTGCGCACCCATAGCGAATTGCAACGCCTCGCGCCGTGACGCGACGAGTCGCGCAAGGTTCAGCTGCACCTCGTAGCGGAACGAGTCGTCGAGATTCGGGAAGGAAAGCGCGATGCGGCCGAACTGCTCGGCGGCGGTCTTGTTGCCGGCGCAGTAGTGTTCTTGGTGGATGTAGAAGTATTGGGTCGCCGACTCCGCGATGCTTCGCCCGAGGATTGCGAGGTTGCGCTTGCGGTTGCTCTGCTTGATCGACACCGGCTGATGCCGCCAGACTGGCACCTTCCATTCGTTGTGAAGATCGTTCGGCAGCAGGAGCAGGTTTTCGTGGACGTCGTGGTGCCAGACGCGCCCCGAGGCGAACGCTGTGCGGCGGATGATTCGCTCGCGTTGCAACTTCTTGCCGGTGCCCCGCACGTCGTAGGGGCATCGGAGCATGAGCACGTCCTCCGTGAGTTCCTTGAGCCTTTCCCGCAGGTCTGTCGCATCGGTCAGCACGTCGTCGCAGTCGGCCCAAAGAAGCCAATCGCCGGTGCCTTGCGCGAACGCTTGGTTGCGAGCCCTCGCGAACGAATCGACGTGCCGCCACGCCTGCGCAGTGACGCCGTTGCGGTAGTCCGAGAAGACAATCGGGACCGCGTTGCGCTCGCACCAGTCCCGCGCGAGCTGTTCGGTGTCGTCCGGTTCCTGCGAGCCGATGGCGCGCACCAGTGAGAGTTCGTCGATAATGCCGACGAACGAATCGAGCATGGTCTTGATGTGCGCGGTCTCGTTGCCGGCAATCACGCAGAGAGAAATCGTCATGTTGTGTGTTGCCTCCGGTGTGGCGAATCGCGCCGCAGCGTCAAAACAAAAAGCCCCACGCGGTGAGGCGTGGGGCTGTAAACTCAGGTGTATTCAGATCAGGAATACTGAGTGGTGATAAGCTGACCCGCGTTCGCATTGACCACCTTCTCGGCGGTGTATTGCGAGGCGCGCACGATGTTCGACTTGATCGCTTCTTCGCGATAGGTCGAGACGCCGATTGCTGGGCCATACTCGGACCAGTTGAGCGTGAAGCCTGCGCCACCTCCGAAGAAACCGGCAGACGCCTGCGTGACCGAGCCGACCCAGATAAACGTATTGGCCCAGACATTACCGGCAGCGAACGCGACACCTTCAGGGGCCGTATCATAAGAAGCCCTACCGATGAGCACTTGGCTGACACCGAACACCTCGGCGGCGGCTTGCGTGCTCGCGTTGAGGATGGTGTCAGACGAAATGCCAGCGCCGCGAAGGCGGTTCTGGAACTTCGTGGAAGCGCGGATGCGGGTCCACACTGG